CAGATAAACCAAAAAGAAAACAGAAGCTACGAGGGGCAACGAAGCCGAGGCTTCACAGTCCACTTCTCAAGGGCGAAAATAAATTTCAAGATGTTTTAGATCTGTGCAAGATAGTTAACATGACGCTGCTTCCATGGCAAGAATTCGTGCTTAAAGATATGTTGACTGTGGACAAAAAAGGCATGTGGATTCGTAAGACAAACCTCATTCTTGTAGCTCGGCAGAACGGAAAGACCCACCTAGCGCGTATGCTCATTCTCGCGCACCTGATTAAGTGGAATACCAATGTGCTGATTATGAGCTCTAATAGAAGCATGGCTTTAGACACCTTCCGACAAGTGACTCACCTACTGGAGACCAATGACCACCTTAAAGGATTCGTTAAACAAATCAGACACGCTAATGGCACGGAGTCTATTGAGATGCTCTCTGGAGCGCGCCTTGATGTCGTTGCAGCTACTAGAGACGGATCTCGTGGACGAAGTGTCAACGGGTTACTTTACATCGATGAAGTCCGAGAGATCACAGAAGATGGATTTAGAGCAGCAACTCCAACTACTAGAGCTCACCCAAATAGTCAGACACTTCTTACCTCGAATGCTGGAGATGCGTTCTCAACTGTTCTCAATGACCTACGGGAACGAGCCATCGACTACCCACCTAAGTCATTCGGATTCTACGAGTACTCAGCCCCTCAATACTGCAAGATAACTGACCGCGATGCATGGGCTTTGGCTAACCCCTCACTCGGTTACACCATTACAGAGGAAGCGATCGAAGAGGCGATTGCTACTTCACCGATTGAGAATACGCGTACTGAAACTCTTTGCCAATGGATCGACAGTCTAAGTAGCCCATGGCCTCATGGCATTCTTGAGGAAACCAGCGATAGCGATCTAGAAATGGCGGTAGGTGCTTACACAGTATTCGGCTTTGATGTTAGTCCTTCAAGGCGTAACGGCTCACTCGTAGCAGGTCAGTTGCTTCCAGACGGACGTATCGGCATCGGAATTCTTGAGACTTACAGCTCTCAGGTAGCCATCGATGAGCTAAAGATGGCGGCAAGTATAAAGGCATGGTGTGACATGTATAAGCCACGCCTAGTCTGCTTTGACAAATACGCCACACAGACTATTGCGGATCGCTTGATGAATAGTGGCGTTGTCTGTGAGGATGTGTCTGGACAGCAGTTCTACAAAGCCTGTGGAGACCTATTAGAAGGTTTGGTCAATCATCGTGTCGTTCACAATGGGCAGCAAGAGTTCATCCAGCAGATGAATAACTGTGCAGCTAAAGTCAACGATTCGGCGTGGCGTATCATCAAAAGAAAATCCGCTGGAGATATTTCAGCCCCGATTGGAATCGCAATGGCAGTAAGTAAGCTTATGATTCCGCAACCTAAGCCACAGATTTACGGTTAGACACGCCCTAGCATGTTGTCTAATTACTTGACAAATGCTACACTTTATGACTATGGGTCTATTCCGCAAAACTGAAGCAATCTCTGAAGATAAGCGTTCATCGCTTTTAGCGCAATATGCCCCTTCTATTATGGGAGAGAATCTTAACTCTCTTTACAATTACATCCTGCCTCGTGTGCAACGCAACGAAGCTATGTCAGTACCTTCTGTCGCAAAGTGCCGCAATCTTCTAAGTGGGGTTATCGGCGGTCTGCCACTTAACCTGTATCGCACTTCGACAGGTGAAGAATTAGGCAACCCTGTTTGGGTCGATCAGCCAGCAGTTAATCAGCCGCGCTCTGTAACTATGGCGTGGACTGTTGATTCATTACTTATGTATGGCGTTGCTTATTGGCAAGTTACAGAATTGTATGAAGAAGATGGTCGACCACGTCGCTTCCAATGGATTCCTAATGTCAAGGTTACATTCACTACTGATCTATATGGCATGACTGTTACTCAATACTACATCGATGCTGTTGCAGTACCGATGTCAGGTCTCGGATCTTTGATTACATTCCAGTCTTTCGATGAAGGTATTTTAGAGCGCGGATCTGAAACAATTAGAGCTGCGATCGATCTTCGTAAGGCAGCAGTACAAGCTGCATCGACTCCAATGCCTTCTGGAGTGCTTCGCAACAATGGAGCAGACCTAGATCCTAAAGAGATTGCTGGACTACTTGCAGCGTGGAAGAACGCTCGCAACAATCGCAGCACAGCTTATTTAACATCTACTCTTGAATATCAACCGACATCATTCTCACCTAAAGACATGATGTATGACGAAGCACAGCAATTCCTAGCAACTGAAATTGCTCGCTTATGCAACATCCCTGCTTACATGCTTTCAGCAGAGGCCAACACATCAATGACTTATGCCAATGTTCTTGATGAGCGTAAACAATTTTTTTCGATGAGCCTTGCGCCTTATGTAAATGCAATTCAGGATCGCTTATCAATGGATGACATTACTGCTCGCGGTAACTCTGTTCGCTTTGATGTTGATTCATCATTCCTAGCAACAGAACCGATGGAGCGATTGCTAGTAATTGAAAAGATGTTATCTCTAGGCTTGATCACAGTTGAACAAGCTATGGAGATGGAAGATCTAACGCCTAACGGCAGCGAAGGAATCGAATAATGGAAAACCAAGTCATCACCTTCTCATCTGGACTTATTGCCAATGTTGAAGAACGCTTAATCTCAGGAAAAATTGTGCCAGCAGGTACAGGCGAAGTCGGTAACACCTCCGCAGGTAAGGTCGTATTTGAGAAGGGCGCAATCGCACTTCCAGAAGATCCTAAGACAATCAAACTTCTCAATCAGCATGACATGAAGCAGCCACTCGGCAAGGCAACACAATTCACAGAGCAAGAAGATGGCATCTATGCATCTTTCAAAATCTCACGTTCTAATCGTGGATCAGAAGCTCTTATCCTTGCAGAAGAAGGATTGCAATCAGGTCTTTCAGTAGGTGTAGAAGTAATTAAGTCAAAGCAGAAGGGCAACGTAATGCATGTGTCCGCTGCTAGATTGTTTGAAGTAAGTTTGGTAACAGAGCCAGCGTTCAAGTCGGCTCAAGTTATCGATGTCGCTGCTGAGGAAACTCCAGAGGCAGTAGAAGAAATCCAACCAACAGAAAGCGAGACAGCTGTGGAGAATACTCCAGAGACAGTTGCAGCACCAGTAGAGGCAGCAGCGGTTGAAGCTGCTCGTCCTGTGGTAACAGCAACTACATTCGTGCGTGAGCGCGTAGCACCAATCACATCAGCACAATATCTAGAAGCTAACATCAAGGCAGCATTGGGTGACGACGAGTCACGTCGCATTGTTCGAAGTGCAGATGATTCGACTTCAAACAATACTGGTCTAACTTTGCCACGCCACCTAGATACTTTTATTACAGACACCTTCACAGGTCGTCCAGCATTCGAAGCAGCAACACGCGCTGCTCTTATTGATTCAGGTATGAGCTTCACAGTTCCACGCCTATACACAAACGCTTCAACAGCCGACGTTGCTCCAACAGTTGCAGACACAAACGAAGGTGCAGCACCATCAGAAACTGGGATGACAAGCGCGTACGATACGGTCTCAATCGAAAAGTTCAGTGGACTTCAAAGAGTATCTTTTGAGCTCGTCGACCGTTCATCTCCAGCATTCATGGAGCTAATGATGGCTGAATTGCGTAAGGCATACGAGAAGGCTACAGATGCAGCACTTCTAGCACAGTTCATTGCTAACGGCACAACAGCAGCGACAACAGCAGCAACAGCAGCAGGACTACAGAGCTTCATCTCTGTAGAAGGCGCAGCAGCTTACAAGGGCACAGGCGGAGACTTCGCTAACAAGCTAGTTGCTTCAACTGACCAATGGGCAGCGATCACAGGATACGCTGACACAACAGGTCGTCCTTTGTACTCAGCACAGGGTGCAACATTCAACGCAGCAGGTAACGCAGTAGCGACATCTGTAGTAGGCGGAATCCTAGGCACAGACTTAATCGTCGACCACAACATCTCAGCATCAGGAATTGTTGATAACTCAGCATTCTTAGTTGCACCATCATCAGTATATGTCTGGGAATCACCACAGACACAACTTCGCGTGAACGTATTGACATCAGGCGAGATTGAAATCAACCTTTACGGATACCTAGCAATCTATCTTGCTAAGTCAGGTAAGGGCGTTCGCAAGTACAACCTAGCTTAATAGGTTACTAAGTCGCCTTAGGGGGTAGTAGCCCTCTACCCCCTAAGGTCTTTAGAAAGGAAAAGGAATGGCACTAACTACAGTCGCAGAGCTCCGATCAACCCTCGGAGTCGGTACGCTGTACCCAGATGCCACCTTGCAAGAAGTCTGTGATGCAACCGATGCAGTTCTACTGCCTATGCTCTGGACTAACAATTATTTTAATATCGCACAAAGCAACACAGCCACTACTGGCACTCTTTACTTTGAGGACAAAGTAGAAAACATTTTTTATGTAGGGCAGACAGTCGTAATTAGTGGAAACCATTCGCACCATAATGGATCTAAGACTCTTACTGGAGTAGGCGATTACTCAATCACTTACGCAATTACTGGCAACAATAACACTCCAACAGTCGAGCATCCAGTTCTACCTTTCGGCACAGTTACAGCTACAAACTATGTTGACTGGGCTACAGATTTAGCAATCCAGCAGGCAGCTCTCATGATATCTGTCGAGATCTGGCAAGCGCGTACTGCAACCCTTTCGGGCAGTAACGCTGTCGATTTCCAGCCAAGCCCTTACCGAATGAGCGCACAGCTTCTCGCTAAGGTGCGAGGATTGATCGCTCACGCGCTAAGCCCTAATTCAATGGTGGGATAATGCCACCTGTAGCCATAACGACACTTCGCACCACACTAGCGACTGCCTTGGTCGATAACTCAAAGTGGCAGACTTTCGCTTTCCCACCAAGTACCGTATTGGCCAATAGCGTGATCGTGTCTCCAGATGATCCTTACTTGACACCTAACAACAATGGGCAGATCTCTATCAGCCCAATGGCTAACTTTAAGATAATTATGACTGTGCCTCTGTTTGACAATGAAGGCAACCTTAACGGGATTGAAGATACTGTCTGTGGCGTGTTCGCAAAGCTTGCAGCATCATCTCTCGTTTATAATGTAAGCGCAATCAGCGCACCAAGTATTCTCAATGCTGCTTCGGGAGACCTTCTCAGCTGCGAGATGTCCGTATCAATCCTTACGAGTTGGAGTTAAAATGTCCGAGTGGGAAAAAGAAAACGAAGCCTTCCTGATCAAGATCGGGCAGGTAACACCAGCAGTATCAAAGCCAGCAACTACTAAGAAGGACGAGGAATAATCTCATGGCTGTATTTCTAAATAACAATGTAGGTGTGAAGATTAACTCA